TATGAGAAGACCGGCAGACCCTATGATCGTTGGAAATACAATGAAATTGCGGCCAAGATCCGCAAACATTGCATGCTGCCTGATAAGCTGAAGATGAAGTTCCTTCGGCACTCAGGTGCAACTGAATTGGCTGAGAACGGTGCAACTGAAGACCAGATTGCAGCGGTTACAGGCCATAAATCCCGTCAAATGCTAAATATTTACGTCAAAAAGACAAAGAAATTGGCATCTTCGGCACAAAATCTGAGGTTTGGATGAATACAGATGTAACTGAGGCCCGAAAGGCCTTCGAAACAGAAATGCGGCGGCTTACAGGCAAGCCCTGCCAACAAACAACTGAGAGACTGATCGATCTGATCGTAGCAGTCCGTGATGAATTGAGGAAAAATCTATGAAAGCAACCTTACTAGGCTACACCCAGGTGGCTCCAGACGCAGGGCTGGATTTAGACGGTGTACAGGATCTGATTGCCTACTGTGCAAAGGTTAGCAACCCGCAGGGCCAGACGAACCTAGAGGAAAGCACACGCCTTCTAAACTATCTGATCAAGCACAAGCATTGGTCACCCTTCGAGATGGCTTCTGCTGTGATCGAAGTGGAAACCACACGGGACATTGCCCGACAGTTCCTGCGACACAGATCCTTCAGCTTCCAAGAGTTCAGTCAGCGGTATGCCAATCCTGAAGACATGGACACTGCGTTTGTTACCCGTGAGGCTCGACTACAGGATCATAAGAACCGACAGAACAGTATTGCCTTAGAAGACGCTGATAAGTCCGGCGTTGCTGACTGGTGGGAAGCGAACCAGCTACACCATATTGAACAGTCGAAGCTTCTATACCGTGCTGCACTTGAGAGAGGTATTGCCAAGGAACAGGCCCGTGCGGTTCTGCCTGAAGGCAACACAGTGTCCCGTGTGACGGCCAATGGTACTATCAGAAGCTGGATACACTACGTGGAACTGCGCTCCGCTAACGGTACTCAGAAGGAACACATGGACCTGGCTGTGGCTATCGGCAAAGCAATCACGTCAATCTTTCCAATGATGGAGAGTATGTATGCCTAAACGCATACGTATGAAGGGTGGTGATGAGTATGACGCTCTCACTAAAGCACGTAAATTTCACCTATGGAAATCCGGTCAGGTGAAGAAGATCAAACGTGCATACAATAAAAGGTTTCGTAAACATGGTAAGGATATAACTGATGACTAAACTGTACGACCTTGAGCCAATGATCATGGACTGCTGGTCAGTCTGCAACGATCTTGAATCCGTATACACCCAGATTGGTGACGGTGATATTGAACCTACTCACGATGAAATGATGAACGCACTAATAGGCCTTCAGCAGCTATATCAGTGGAAGTTTAACCAACTGTTTGTAAAGTACGAGCGGATTATGGATGAAGTGGCAAACAATAAAAAAGATGATTCTACATTGAAATAAATAGAATGTTGTGGAATAGAATAGAACCATCAGGATTCGCCTAATGATTAGAGGTACTTGGTTGCGGGAGTAGGATTTGAACCTACGACCTTCAGGTTATGGCTAAAACCCAGGAAAAACAATGGGTTATACAGGGTGGTAAGTTACTACGCCCATAACTAACTGGCGCAACAAGGTGGTTGACTAATCGCAAATTAGGTGTAGCCTGCGGCTAACCCGCCCCAGGGTTAGTCCCATGTAAAGGTTAGTGAGGACAACCAATGAGCAGAGTAAAGATAAGATCACTTGAAGGTGTAGAAGAGTATGAAGCAACTAGGCCATGTGCCTGTGAAACATGCTGTACATTAATACGGGTTGGAGACCCTACAGTGCTAGTAGTGTACCTGACTGACCCAAAGTTTAAGACTGGTCTGCAAGAGTTGGATGATTTGGATGCAGGTTCATATCTATTCCATCACCACTGTGAAGATTGTGGCGAACACTTCAGAATAAATCACAATGTTTAGTTACAAAGAACAGATCAGTGTCATCCAGAAGATTAAGCTGGCTGATGGCGAACATAAAACACTTACCTGTCCCTTTTGCGGGGGCAGGAACAAATTCACACTAGACCGCTTTGATGGTGTTCTGGTGTGGAACTGTTTTAGAGCATCTTGTTCTGTAAAGGGTAGCCTTCGGGGTAGACGTGATATCAGCGCACTGAAGAACTATGTAAGTGGCGCACCTACCCGCCGCCCTGTTAAGTCTCTTAACCGTTTACCTGCCATGACAACAACTGTGCGGAAGCATGCTCCTGCAATGGATTACCTAAAGGAAGTTAATTCTTTAGAAGCATACGAGTCAGGATTGATCAAAGTTAAATACTCACCCAAAGAGAACCGTGTCTTATTTTACACAAATGATGGCACAGGGGCTGTAGGACGGGCACTAGATGATCGTCTGCCTAAGTGGTGGAAGTACGGAGACACCACAGTAGGTATTTCGGTTGGATCAGGAGAACATGCTGTTTTAGTGGAAGATATTGCATCTGCCTGTGCGGTCAGTAGGCTTCCAGATGTTACAGGTTTTGCGCTCTTAGGTACCAACCTAACTACGCCAATAAGAAAACATTTAGTTAAGTACAGTAGAATAACATTAGTACTTGACAATGATGCGAGTAGTAAAGCAGTGTACTTAACTAAGCGACATAGTTTAATAACTAACTTACGCCTAACAAAATTGGACTTGAAATGCCTATCTACGGAACAGATAAAGAAAGTAATATATTGAAGGGACAATACACTTGGTCCTATTTATATTCATCTGTTAAGTCCCGTGCAGTTAGGGAACATAATTCAAGCATGGATAGCTGTGATAAGTACGGCACACCTAATCTTATGGCATTAAAAGCAAAACATGATAATCCATCTATTGCCCCTCCATTTTCTGAGATGTAAAGACTTCTCAACGCAGAGGTCAACTGCGAAACAACAACCAAATAATATGGATTATATAACATGAAAGCTCGTGGAATCGTCGTAATAGATTACGATATTGATGGAGGCTTCAGAGAAGCCGCAGAAGAACAGGCACGTTTAGAAGAGGCAATTGCTTCTATTGTTAAAGGTAACAAACGTGTTGTGTTCCATCAGGTTGATATGAAGGAACGCAGAGGCGATCAAAGCCCTGACATCTCGAAGATGAAGTTCCGTCAGAACTAACTGATACTAAACTACAATTTAAGAAAAAGCCCTCCGTCGAAAGATTGGGGGTTTTTTTATTTGCACTAGGTGTTATTCAAGGTGGCATAATTAAAACCACTGAGGACGCAGACCTATGGAGCAACAACTAATAAAAACACTACTGAATAACGCCACTTACTTAGAGAATCAGGCAAACTTACGCAGAAGCTTATTCAGCGACGACTTCGCAGATATCTATGATTTGGTTAAACAGGCGCACGACAAATACGAACATGATATTAGCCCAGACGAAGTTTACAGCATCTGGTTATCCCAAAACCCTGTGGCAACATCCGCTGAGATCCACGAAGTTCGTGATGTTGTGGACCAAATCAAACATGCGGAGGCTATAAGCCCTGACATTGCATCTGATGTAATCAACAACCTATGGCGCAAGGATATAGGACGTGAAGTAGCCAATCTGGGCATCAACATGTCTGAGGGTGATCCCTCTGCCCTACGGCGCTTACAAGGCCTCCTAGAGCGTATAACCGACAGCTACATGCCTGACGACTTTGGCGAAGACATCACTGACGATATCTACGAACTGCTGGCTGAAGTCTCTAATGAGAACAAATTTGAGTTTAACATATCCACCTTATCCCGTCATCTGTACGGCCTTGGTGGCGGTGACTTTGCTATTGTAGCTGCACGACCAGAGACAGGTAAGTCTGCCTTTATGGTCAGCATCTGTGCGGCACCTGGTGGCTTCTGCAGCCAGGGGGCCAAGGTTCTGTACTTGGGCAATGAAGAAAAGAGCATGCGTACCAAGCTTCGTGCTGTGCAAGCATGTTCTGGCATGACCCGTGAAGAGATTGCAGAGAAACCCGAACTGGCACGATCTATCTATACCAGCATCAGGGACAATCTGATCTTCAAAGATACTCAGGATTGGGATCTGGACAAGATTAATGCATATTGTGAGCGGGTGAAGCCAGACATCTTAGTGATCGATCAGGCTGATAAGGTTCACATATCTGGCACACACAATTCATCACACGAACGTATTCGTTCTCTATACACCGCACTGCGAGAGCTAAGTAAGCGCCATAACTGTGCGCTAATCGCAGTCAGCCAAGCATCAGCAGAAGCAGAGGGTAAGACCCGCATCGACTTCTCCATGTTGGAAGGCTCCAAGACAGGCAAGGCTGCAGAGGCTGATGTGATCATTGGTATCGGTAAGGCTGCAGGTGGCGGCGACGATGAACAGAACACTGAGCGGTGTTTGTACATATCCAAGAACAAGCTTTCTGGGTTCCACGGTGCCATCTACTGCAACATTCAGCCAGAGGTTTCCCGCTATGCTGAATAACGAAGCGGAATTGCTAGCCGAAATAGCAAATGCACGGCAAAGGGTTACGACAGATACCAGCTACAATAACACTGCAAGTAAAAACCTAACAAAGCTAGAGCTTACTTTGGAGTTCGTGCGTTTGGGCGGTGACGGTATCAGAGTGCATCAAGACCACCTGACAATAGATCAGAAATACCACGTTACATTATCAGGTAAAAAATGGCGGGTTTTTGGTAAAAACAAGTGGTATCCTTACGGCGATCCGCAAGACCTTCTGCACAAGTTGCGGGGTTATCACAGTGGGTAAGCGTTCTGATTTTGAAAGGCTCCCACGGGATTTTTACAAGACCCCTGCTGCAGCCGTAAAACCACTTATCCCACACCTGCAAGACGTTCAGTACTTCTGTGAACCTTGTGCTGGTGATGGTGCATTGATCAAGTCACTGATCGAAGCTGGCTGCACATGTTCTGAGGCTTACGACATAGAGCCGATGGGTGTGGGGATAGAGCGGCTAGACGCCCTTCTGTTGCAGGAGAAGCATCTAAATGTTTCGGATGTAATAATTACAAACCCACCTTGGGATCGGAAGATCCTACACCCGATGATCGAAGCCTTCTCAGACCTGCGGCCTACTTGGCTGCTGTTTGATAGCGACTGGGTTCACACAAAACAGTCAATACATTTCCTCCCCCGCCTTCGCAAAGTCGTCAGCGTGGGGCGGGTCAAGTGGTTCGATAACACCACGGGCAAGGACAACTGTAGCTGGCACCTGTTTGACCGGCACGACCCAACAATAACAACAAAATTCTACGGGCGGATGAAATGAAGAAGATACTAATTTTAGATTTAGAAACAACGGTACAAAGATTTGATGGCAAAATAGACAACTCCCCCTTCAACCCAGACAACAGGTGCGTATCTGCACACTATTGCTGGCTAGGTGAGCCTGTCCAAACTCTTGTATTCCACCACAATGATAAACCCATCCCTGACAGCCCAGCGCCTCTGCATGAGGCTCTAAAGCAGGCTGATGTGATCGTTGCACACAACGCTAAGTTCGATGTGATGTGGCTGATGGAGATGGGGTTTGAGATCCCAGCAGAAGTCTACTGCACGATGATTGGTGAATACGTTCTCGCTAAAGGTCAGCGTGAGCAATTGTCGCTTAAAGCTACAGCGGAACGTCGAGACGTTACTCGCAAGAAATCTGATCTTGTAGACGAACTGTTTAAAAGTGGGACAGGTTTTGAGGCAATGCCTTGGGAGACAGTCCTAGAGTACGCAGAAGCAGACGTAGTGTCCTGTTCTGAGATATATCAGGCGCAGCAAGAGGACTACGCAAAACCTGAGAACGATAGCATGCAGAGCGTTGTCACCCTGATGAACCAGATGCTTCTGTTCTTGGTTGAGATTGAGCGCAACGGCGTCAAGATCGATAAGGATGCACTAGGTAAGATCGAAGTACACTTTCGGGAGCGTTATAACTTTTGTAATAACAGGTTGGATGAAATCACAGAAGAGGTGATGGGTGATAAGCCATACAACCTTGCAAGTGGTACAGATAGATCGGAGATCATATACTCCCGTAAGTTGGTGAATAAAGAGCGTCACGTACAGATGTTCAACATTGGCACTAATGCTGCCGGTAAGCCGCTTTATCCACCACGCATGAACCGCAAGGAGTTCAGTGATGCGTATCGGTCAAACACTACCGTGCTTCATAAGACGGATGTAATGTGCTGTGACCGTTGTGATGGACGTGGTC